GTGAGACACTTAGTAACCCTTGACTTGGCGATGTCGTCAAATTTTGTGACATCTCCTTTAGCGAGTGCATAAAGTGACTGATACCATCCCCATCGTTTGCTAAATTGAGTTGTTTCGCTAAAGTCTGGGATAGGTTCTTCTCCTTCTTCATCTCCGTCTCCAAATAGTTCAGTGTAGCTTGCAGTAAGTCGCTTTCTAAAGTCCAAAAAAAAACCGATGCTGCAATACATACGTCTAATGGTGCGTACTGCATTAGCTCCTCCATATCTTTGTTAGGGTTGTATTCTGCTATCTCGTACTTTTCTCCACTTCGTGTTTTGATAGGTCGATACAAAACTGCCATTGCCTTGTGGAATTTATCCCAGCTTTGCAAATGTGAATCTAAATCAACGTACTCGCCAAAGGTTATCTCTTCAAGCTCTGGAATAAAACCAAACTCAATATCTCCAATCTTGAAAGTCGGAGTGAATTTAGGTGTCTGATTGAAAAGTTGTGTGAAGTGTGCTATCAATTCATTCAAGGAAGTTAGCTTAATCTTAGCCACTTCAATCAATCTAATACCGCAGAATATCTCTACCATCTTCTGAGCTACAAACTCTTCGTCTGAGGAGTTGCTTTGCACCTTCAGAAAGTCCTGATAATGCTTTAACGGGATTTCGTTTAATGTTGATGGTACGTTTATTTGTACTTCCATAATTATTTAACTTGTGATTCGTCTTTTTGTAACACATAGGCATAAGCCTGAGCCAGCATTTGAGTGTGCCTTCTCACGTTGAAGATGTCGTTGAATACGATGTTGACTCTTTTGCCTGTCTTGTCTTTGATGTACTGCTCTACTACCGCCTTCATTTTAGGCAGCTCATCGGATGTTGTATTGTCCATAGTTAGATTTTAGTCCGAGTGCTTCCATCTCGTGATATCTTAAAGCATCAATAGCGTGATTGTAGTGGTCTATCGGCTTTCTCATTCGTTGACCTTGCTTGTCAGTATCCCAACAATATGAGCGGAGTTCTTTGATGAGGTTCGTGCTTTGCTTGGTCACTAAGTAGTCTTGCCTTTGCATTACGTCAATCCCGTAATTGATTGAGTCAGCTCCTTTCGTTACTCCTTTGATGGTTTTGCCTTGACGTCTTATCTCTTCGATTGATTTAGGCTCTGAGCTATCTGCGTAAATAATGATGCCTGACGGAAGTATCTTAGCGATGTCCGAGTTCACCATTCCTGTGCGGTAAACAAGTTCGTTTATTATCCGTGTTCCGTTATAATTGTAAATCTCAATTGCTGCCGTAGGGTCATTCGTGTATCCAAAGTCAAGCCCTATGCCTATCAGCTTCGCCTCTTTTGGTATGGTGTCGATTTCTTTCCAATTGTTGAACACTACTCCTTCAAGACTACCTACCTCGCCAAGACCATACACCCTCCACCAATTTGCCCAGTAGGAACTCGTAGCTGCTTTGTCACGGTTCTTTTCTATTTGTGCGACTATTGACTCATCTAAAGCCTCGTTGTCTTTGTAGGTTAAGATAATAAAGTCAGTGTCAGGTTCGTCTTTTAGTTCCTTGTGTACCCAAAACTCATTGGCAGGGTTAAAGTCTAAAAATACCTCACGCTTGGTACGAATTGCAAGCTCATTATATGCCTCGAATGTTACGTTGTTGCACTCGTTGATGTATAAGATATCACGTCTCGCACCCCTGAGCTTGGAAGCATCGTCTGCCGAGAAGAACTCTACAACGCTTCCGTTTTTAAATTGGTATGTAAGTAGCGATTTGTTTAATTGTTGGTCATTGAATCGGTTTGTCCATTTTAGTATTTTAACAAAGTCTTTTAATGCTCCCCTTCTTAGATGAGGGATGCTTTCTGCTACTATGCTTATTTCGAGTCCGTCTTTGCGTAGTGCCTTGTCAATTAACACCGCAAGAATTGAGTACGTTTTCGAAGCCGAAGTTCCGCCTTGTACAATCTTGATACGATTCTTTAAAGCCAGTACCTTATTCGTTGCTGTTGTCCTCTTGTACATCAGGAAATAGTGGTAACTCGGTTATTGTTTGCTCTACTTGCTGAAGCGGTGCGCCATAGCCTGAGTCCATCAATGCTTTGTAGGCAGCTACATCGCCCTCACGAGCCTTTTTAATCAACGCTAACGTCATCAAATCTTCTTGGCTCATAGTTTCGCTTTCCCCTGTCAATGGGTTCTTAAGCGATTGATTAACTTCTAACCATTTACGTGCTATTGTGCTGCGGTTCTTACTGCCTTTTGGTCTGCCAGATGGGTTTCCGCTTTCGCCTTTTTGCCATCGTGGTTCTATTTGTCCTTTACCTGCCATTGTTCGTTGTTGATTCGTTGTTACTTTAATTCAAATGATGCGGTAATTCTTTCTTTAGAATTGTTTGCTTTATTATTATTTCCGTGTATTATTCCTGTATCAGCTTTTAATCTACCATAATGTTTACAAACCCATTGTTTAGATTTTTTTAAAGCATTTATCAAACTTGGAGCAGAAGTCACTATTGTGTAACGCCAATTTTCTCTTTTATACAAATTACCTACTTCATTTAATAGTTTTAATCCAATGCCTGCTCCTTGATAATCTGGCAATATAACTAACCTATGAACTTTCTTAATTGTTTTGGCTTTTGGATGCGGTAAATGCAATATACTGATAAACCCTGCTACTTCATCATTAACCGTAGCTACAAATACATTAGCAGCGTTGTTATGCGAATGACTTAAATAATGGTGCTTAGCAAACATTTTCCAGATGCTTTTATCTCCGTAATTGAATATTTCAAATTTGATATTTGGTCTATTTTTTTTTTGCCCTTCAAAACTTTGAAAGGTCATTGTATCGGTATTAAATACCCAATCTGGAAGCAGCCAATCTTGTACGTCAAAGTGACAAGTAACTGCTATAAATTTTTTATCCGTCTTTCTAATGGCTTTCTGCATAGCAAAAGAACCAATCTGAGCTACGTTTCTATCTACAACGCTTGTGAACTCATCAAATACAAATAGTTCGTTTTTTTCTAAAATAGCACGAGCTAAATCTACTCGCATCTTTTGTCCATTACTCAGTACAGAATAAGGTTTTAACCAACTTGGTGGACTTGAAAAGCCTACTGAATTAAATGCTGCTGTAATTTCTTCAACGCTACATTCCTTTGGCATATCATCTAAAACAGTTTCAGCAGTATATTCATAAGAAGTTATATACGCATCTTCAAATAGTTGTTTGGCTATTGTGGTCTTTCCTGTTCCGCTTTTTCCTACAATTAAACCTACTTGCCACTCATTAGGAATATCAATATCTCCTTTGAAGTGTTCAACTACGTTTTCAGATTGTAAATCAAACTTACCAATAACAGAAGCCACCCTAAATGTTTTAGTTGGCTTTACTTCTTTTACAATGTCAAAAGTCGGCATTCGTATCCTTGTTCAATTAGTTTATTATACGTGTTTTCTTGGTGTTCTTCATCCTTACAAACAATTTCAATGCGGTAAAGGTTGTCAATAGTACTGCTTAAATCTTTCAGTTCTAAATCTTCATCAGCATCCAACATTTTAGGAACGTCTAAACCCCACTCATCTAACAATTCTGTATCCCATTCATTAGCTAACATATCCCAATCCCATTCTCCGAAGCCTACGTTATCTTTTACAATGAATTCGTCTTTCTGTTGCTCGGTTAGGTTCTCTGCCTTAACTATGTACACTTCTTTTAGACCTGCTTCCTTACACGCTTTTAAACGCATATTGCCGCCAAGCACAATGTTGTTCTCATCCACTACTATTGGACGTAGCTCCAGCATTTGCGGAAACTCCTGAATTGATTTGACTAACTTACGAAACTTATCGTCTTTGATTAGTCTCGGGTTTTTCGGGTTATTTTTTACCTCTGATATTTTTACTTTGCTTACTTGCATACTGCTCTATTTGGTTTCTACATACTGCGTATCTCTGGTCTTGGTCTTTGTATTCTCTGACCATAGTATCATCCATCATACATCTTTGGATGAACTCGTTTGTTTGCTCTTTGGGTAGTGGTGTTGGTATTGGCATAACTGATGTCCGTGTTTAGTTAGTTTCGTATGCTTGATAAATCTTTCTTAGGTTGAATACAATCTCTCTGAAGCAGGAAGCGCAAGATGATGGCTCTAAACGTATCTTCATTATTCGTGAGTAGATTTCTCTTACTCTTGTCACTTCACTTGGTTTGAATGTGTCGTTTTCAAGTATTCGTGTTTCCGTAAGCCAGTTGTATTCCTCTTCAGTTAGGCACTCAGGTTTGCGGTATGGAAACCACTCATTGAGTTTTTGCTTACGCTCTTCACATCCGCAGTCCTCGCCTGCTATAAATTCTACGAGTTTCTTGATACCTGTTACTTCAGTTATTTGTTCTATGGTATCTCCTAAGCCTTGTGCTTTTTTTGGTGTTCGTGTTTTTGCCATTTTAGTTATATTAAATCAAAATCGTTATTACTGTAATCTTCGTAGTCCTCGCCTACCTCTTCTTTCAATCTTTCTTTGCAGTTCTTTAGCGTGTTAAATATTGAAGTGAGTGAGATGCCTGAATCCTTTGCGATGTCTCTCATTGATGCGTTGCCTTCCTTGTAAACTTTAAACAACATTGAATCGTACCAATGCCAGTTATCCATCTCTTCGTAAATCCTAATGTGTATTCTTTCTAAGGCTTCGTGTTTATCTAACTCTGAATCTTCGTCTGCAACTCCTCTTACTTCGTCTAATGATAGAAACTGAACACTACCCGTTTTGTTTATTT